GAACCGGGTATGAGGGGCATCGGGTTGCGAATGTGCGCTGGTTTCCGCCATCACGGGGAGGTTGTTCCCTAGCCCAAGCGTTTTTTCCTCTTGCTTGAGTAGCCAGTCTCTGATCCATCTGCGAATGTTCATCGCTTCATCTCCCGAATAAACGTAGCAAAGCTGTTGATGGTGTCCTGCCCAAACGGAATGGTGAACTCCTCCAACGCTTTCGCTACCTCCTCAATGATTTCGTTGCGATACACGTCTAGCTCTTTGTCTAGCCGTACCATAACCTCCTTAACTTCTTTGCGTCCCAATTTGTGCTCCAATTCTTCAAAGGCTTCGTCTTCGGCAGTCTTCATTTTTTTCTCCATTCTGTCTTTGGTCGTTGATTGTGTTTGCGGTAGTAGTTGATCAAGTAGTCCACAAGCTGAACGTAGCTGTACTCAATGCCATGCTCCTCGTGTAGCTGCTTCTTAATCGCGTCTATGTTCGCACTGATGGTCAATGTGATTCGTTTGGTCTTCACAACGCACTCCCTCGTTTAGCGCATGGCCAGACAGCCTTGAGCACTCTGTTGACGATCGTATCCCCAGTCAGGTGCCGCTCGGCTGGTGTGTTGTCCAGGTAGTTCTTTACCATGTCGTTGATCTGCCCTGCGGTTACGTTGTTAGGCGCACAATGGATGACGTTCCTACCCATGTCGAATACCCCGACCACGTACCCCATGGCGTGCATGCGGTCGTAAACATCGCCAGTCATATCTTTCAGCAACTTGTTGCCGTCTGCAAACTCTGCGTGGGCTACACTTATCGATGCAGTGGCTAACAATGTTAGTGCAAGGCGTTTCATCTCACACCTCCCAAACTACGAACCCAGGCAGGCTCGGGGTCTTTGACCACGGGCGGGGTCATCTTCTCGCTCGGCGGGGTCCATCCGTACTTGCGCCATGTTGCTTGTACGTCAGCACCGGATGTCCACTTGTAGTCGGGGTGGCCGACGGGAATCCACGGCATGGTCAGTTTTGCAGTACTCTCACTCATCTTTGTTCTCCTCGGGCATTATCACGAACGTCGTATCACTAACCTTGAACCCGCAGCCAGTGATGTATTGCTTCTCGTCTACTAACTTCAGCATGCCTAGCTTTGGTTTCATGAACTCGGGTAGAGTCGCGTCGGTGTACCTAACAATGTTACTCCCTGACTTGACATTGTACACTGAATCTTTTTGTGTGACCACAAACGCCTTGAGATTCGCTAGTGCGCTCTCAATTTCTGTCATGCGTTCATACTCTTGATGCATCATGTCCTTATCTACGATATGCTCGGCGGCCTTTGGGTTATGGGTAAGTGCGTACTCTAAGAATAGGTTGCGCCCGGCCCCATTGACAAACTCCACCGCCGCCTTGTCCACATGGCTCTTGAGATGCGAGTACTCGTACCACTTCTTCTGTCGGCAGTCGTGCATCGCTTCCCCGGCTTCCTTCTCTGCCTTGTCCATGATCTCGGCAACAGTCTGACTGCTGAACGTCTTTTTGATCTTGGATATGGCCTTGCTCACATCGGCGGTTGAGTAATAACTACGCCGCTCCATCTGCTTGTCGATACGCTCGTTACCCACAAGGTACTTGTCCTCTCGACCCACATACCCACGCCGCACATAGCCCAGCACCTCCCCGTCTTTGAGTATGTTGATAGTCCTAAACATGTCGTGGCCACGCCATTGCTGTCCGGTCACCTGAAACGTCCACAGCGGCTTGTCTACCATGAACGTATCCAGAATCGGTTTCAACTTCGGGTCGAGCTTCATCTCATCGGGCAAGTCTTTACCCGTCACCTCGACTCGGTTGTTGTTCTCGTATCCAATCAGCTTCGTCATCATTTACTCCTTACCACTCAAACTTCTTCAGAATTTCATCGACTTTGGACTTCACTTCTGACCGATAGTGCTTGTCCTCTTTGATACCCTCCATGGTCACCCCTAACATTGTTAGTTCTAATTGCTTACGCGCCTCCTCCAGCTTGGGATCATTGGTCACGTTCAGCTTGGTCAACAGGCCACACAGCTCCAGCGGGTTGCTGATAAGTGTGTCGTGGTAACGCTTCTTCTCGTCATCTCCCACTGCGTCAGTCAACTTCTTCGAGATTGTGGATAGCTCAGCATGGAGACGTTCCCACGGCTCGCGGACCGCCTCGGCCAATTTTTCTTTTTGCTGAACTTCAAACGACTGCACCAGTTCCTGCATGTCCTCGGCAGGTACATCTAAGCGGAAGTCGCCCGCTTCGGGTACGGGCTTAACAGTACGTCGGAACCCAAACTTCAGCTTGACCTCCTCGATGTCCGGGTAGTCCTCGGCCTTGTACAGCTTGCCCAGGTTGACCTGCGACTCCTGCACCAAGCGGGGGTACTCATTAAAGAATGTGTCGCACATCTGCTCAAACTGTTGCTCATACGCATTCATGGTTTGCTTGTACTCCATGAATAACTTGGTCGGCAGTAACCGCTCACCCTTGTCCGCCCAGGGTAACGTATGCTGACTATGGTACAAGCGCGCACGCGCAGCCAACTTCTCGATGTCTTTACGCAGGCTCGTACCGGCAAAAAGATTCTTCTTGGTCTGCGATGCGTCACGCACTGCTGATGCGTTCGTATTGACTAGATCGGTTGTCTCCCGGTCGACCTTCGACGCAGGCCACACGCTGATGTTCAACTCCACTAACACTGCTGATGCACTGATACTCATGATTTACTCCTTGGTTTTAACTTCTTCGATTGACTCAACTTCCCAGCTTGCATACGCCGAATCACCTTGGCCCTCAACTTCACGAAACGCCAACGCTTCCGCTTCCTCCACTGTCTCAGCCTCGACAGTGAACGTGACGTAACTCGTCCGTTGCAACTCCACCTCGTAGGTTTTCTTGTTCATGATTCATTCTCCATTAAAAGTTTCAAAAATCCGATCGCTGTTTTGCGCTCGTCTACCCACTCCGTGATGACATCAAAGTCATCGTCGTCAAATGGCCTTTTCTTCTTAACGACCGCCCACTTACCTGCAAGGTTTAGCAGGCCATACGTGGTGCTCCACCACTTGGGGTCGCATATCCACTCCACTTCAGGTTTTAGCTTCGCCATAACATTGTTAGCCCTTCTCCGGTTTCCCGGCCAGCTTCGCCATCTGATACATCTCATCAGTGATGATCTTCATGTTGTAGCTCTTGTCGTTCGGATACACGTGATACGTGTATTCCTCGGTGATGCCCTTCGCAGTACGCTCGTCACGCGACCAGTACTTGTCCTCATACACCTCTGACTTCTCAAGTAGCTCGACCATCTTGAGCGCGGATTCCCTCGGCATGATTACTTTCTGCCAGCCTAAGTCAATGACAACCATGTGATTCCTCTCAGTCTTTGATATGTATAGTCTTACCATTCGGGGCCGTAACTTCGTTACCGCCAGTGATGCACCAAAGTACAGGGCGAGTCCAATCGCCACCCCAGTCACTACCGACATACCCGTCTGTAAGAATGATGATGCACTCGGGGTCAATCTTCTTCTCCTTCAGGTACTCAGTGATACAGCTCGGGCTCGTACCACCACCGCCTCGTGGCTTAGTGGATTGCACAATATCCCTAACATTGTTAGCCTCGTAGGTCTCATGTCCTGCAACCTCGCAGTCCCAGTACAGCAGGTCAACCTTCTCGGGGTTCACGTCCTCGGCGATGCACTTCACCTCGGATAAGAACTCCGCCAACTCTGGCCCACCGATGGAACCCGATGTGTCGATTGCTACTACGATGTGACCTACCTTCTCACCGATCAAGCTCGGCATGTACATGCCTGTGGATAAGAACCTACGGTTAACCCTGCGCCATGAGCTCGTATCATTGGCACGGCATGCTGACTTCACGAACTCACGCAACACCTCGCGCCAGTCCACCTTGGGTGCCATCAATTCATCCAGCTCACGGTTGAGTCCACCTGCGCCCTTACCTGCAAGTTTCTGGTGCGCCATCTGACCTTGACGGATCGCTTGGTCGATCTCTTTGAGTAGTTGTTTCTTCTCCTCCTCGCTCATCCCCTGCGCATCAGCCCAGTCATGGAAGTCCATCCCATCCTCGCCGTCTCCGCCGCTCCCGTCATCCTCCTCTTTGAGAATGTCGAACACTTGCTTGGTGTTCATGCCACGGAACCGCTCGTCGATCAAGCCCATCGGGTCGCCCCGCTTCTTACCAATCTCGGGCATGTCCTTGTCCCACTTGGGCATCTGGATTAGCTTGCCCTCGGGGTCCATGTCTTTCAGCATCAGGTTAATAACGTAGTCGCAAGCTGCATTGGCCAGGTGATGGCTCTCGTCGTGCAGTTTCTTCCACGTACTCAGGTGTCGATACATCTTGTGCGATGCCTCGTGTGCCACCACGAAATTCAACTCCTGATCTTTGAGTCGGGCTACGAACTCACGCCCGTACCGCTCGTCTCGACCATTGGTCGCCGCAGTGGGGATGTCATCGTCCACTCGGGTCTTGCCTACCATGAGCACGCCAGACAGTAGCGCGAACTTCGGGCTACGCATCAGGCTGATCTTGGCCTTCTGTACTTTACGTTCCTCTAACATTGTTAGTCCTTTCTTTCCATCAACTTGTTAAGCCCACGTGCGTATTTCCACGCACTATCAAGTTTGCTTTTGGTTGCAACCTTCTTGCCTTGGTGTATCACCTCGTACCGGATGATTTTTTTACCCACTTGTCTCACCCACGCAGGGTCGTACCTGTACTCCCTACCATCATCGTCAGTTGTGACATACGTCATACCACCCCCCTTAAACTAAATACGGACTGTCTTCGCCGTCTGCGTTATACATACGACTGAATACATCGCACATATACCTAGCTGTGTGCCTTGTGTATGCTTTGTGTAGCACCTTCCCATGCGGGGTCTCCCGAGTCTGGTAGATGGTCTCAAATGCTTTTCGCAGTTTTATCTTTCGCCGCTTTCGCATCTGCTTCTGCATAGTGCTCCTCCTGTGTGTTAAGTAACTTCGCAATAGCTAGCGCCGTCTCCTGATCTGGATACGTTGCAACCGTCATGTTGTCGAACTTTGACCAGTCAACTACATCCCACCCGGTGATGCGCAACTCTCCACCCTCAACGGATGTTCTCCATCTGATTGAATACCTCATTGCTTGGCCTCACTGATTAACATGGTCAGCATCAGCTCGGCATGCTTGGGGTCGGTCGTCTCAAACAGTACGTGACGGGCTCGGTCGCTGTCCCACCTCACCACTACGCACCGATACTCAACGCCTCCACCAAACATGCTCCGCTCCATGATCAACTGATACTGGATGGTGTACTTCTGCAAGAACTTGTGAGCATTGATCACAAGCTCCCACTCGTCGGGGATGTCCTTCCAAAATTTGTGACTGAATGGCGCCCATAACATTGTTAGTCCTTCGTCGGTAGTACCAAGTTGATGTAGTTGTTCAGCTCGTCCAAGCTCTCGGTCTCGTAGATGATGGGGTAGCCCCCTTCGTCGTCCATTCGGTGCAGGGTATACGTACGCACTCCTGTCTTGTCATCCTTGAACGCCCCCGCCGCATACCCGGCTCGGTTCAAGGCAAGAGTTGTCTGGTTTGACTCCAGCCACACACCATCCTCAAACTCAACGCTCCACTTCATCTTCGTGCTCCGTTTGCTTGTTGTAAAAGTCGGCTAGGCGATGGGCTTCGTGCATGTCAGTGTGCTCAGAGACGACGTTGCCGTCGCCCCAACTTTTACCAATGACTATCTGATAGACAAACGGGCGCACAAAGTACATCCCCCCCTTCTTCATACGCACCCAGGCCCAACGCTTCACAGCAGGTCTTGGTTCTTTGCAACCCAGTCGGCGAACGCCTTACAGCTGAACGCGATGGATTGTTTGCTCGGTGTCTTGGCGATGTTGATAGCGAACACCGCTTGCCACTCTGCATCGAACCGCTCCAGGTACTCCATGAATGGAGTGATGGTCTCCTTAGTGATCCGGCTGATTGCACCAAACACTACGATCGCACATGCACCAGGGCTCGACGGAATCTCGGTCTTGGCCGGGTCTTTGATCGTCGCCTCCCATGTCGGCAGTTGATCTGCGAACTCGATGTACGCTTGCATGTCACGTGCACCTGCTTCGCCAATAGCACCAGTCAACGCCGCGATGATGGTATCGGCATCCAACTCACGACGTGCCCTAACAATGTTAGACGCGGTCGCCAATGAGCGTGGGGATACGAACGCATTCTGATGCTTGCGTGGGTTGTAGATATACGGGTTGTCCGCTTGCGCCGGGTCGGTGTAACTCGCAAAGATATGCGGATACTGATTCGCCCATGCCAACACCTCGGCCTCGATGCCGTGATTGATACCCCACTCGATCCATTCCTCAGCAGTGGGTTTAGCGATGGTGACGGGTACAAGTCGGTTGCGGCTATGTGCTTTGAGGGAGTCACCCACACCATCAGTCGTCAGGTTGCCAGTCAGGAACACGATCGAATTCTTGTCGATCGAAATGTCACCGAGTCGGGGATTGGCCTTCTCAAGCATTGGGTGAAGCATATTCTTCACCGGGTCTGCACCCTTGGTGAACTCATCTAGCATGATCACCACCGGCTTACCCTCGTGCACCTTGAACCGGGCGTTCGGATAGTAGCGGGTTGTCCGGGTCTCGTGGTCGATCACCGGCATGGCAATGTCGCCCAAGTCCATATTCGGTACGTCGATATACGCATGGTCGTAGCCCAGATCACCAGCAATGGATTCCAAGATTGAGCTTTTGCCAATCCCTGGTTCCCCCTGGAGTAAAAATCTGGTCTCGGGGTTGGTCTTGATCAACTGAGCGGCTTGCTTCAGGGTGATGGTTTTGCCGAACATTACTTCTGACATTTCTGATTCTCCGATGATTGCCCCATAACATTGTTAGGGCGGGTTGCACACACTGACAAATTAAAAACTTTTCGTTAATTATACCACGGGAACTTAACATTGTCAAGTCTCATGGCTTCGGCCAAGGCATGATCACGCCTCGTTCGCCGCTTTCCATTCCTCGTACTGCTTGAGTGCTTGGTTACGCACCCCCTCGTCCTCGATGAACTTCATCATCATGTGCGCCGCCATGTCACGCTCGGTCTTGAACCTGAACGCATACAGGGTAGCGACCATTGCCCACCCAAACAGGGCTATCTCGGTTATGGTTACTTCAATCATTGGTTCTTCTCCTTGAGTTTGGCCTCGGCCCACTTAGCACCATGCATAAATGCAACATCGCCGACGGCAATCTCTGGTAGGTCATCCCATGTCAGCCCAACCCACGGCAGCTCGATCACATCGTGCCCTGCTTGCTTGTAGGCTTCGGCTCGCCATCTGGCAGCGCGGTTCTTGTGGTACTCGCAGTCGGAGCAGGGCTTGTTTGCGCCTTCCCAATCAAACTCATCACAGGCTTTTTCCAAGTAAGCCATCCATTCTTTTCTTGTCAAAGGTCTGTTAGCCATGGTTCCTCTCCTTTATCTTGTCCCAGTGTGTGCCGTAGATCTCTTCACATTGAACCCATGTAAACAGTGCCTGCCACATGGACAGCTCGTTACCCAGCTCGCAGTGGCGCTTGGCTACCCACAGCTGACCCTCTTCATGGCGCTTGATGTATGACTCTCTGGTGTCGTCGTTGTAGGGGACGGTCATCTCTCAATCCTTAATGCCGTGTGCGGCTTCAATGTCCCGCACAAAATCTTTGGCAAGTTTCAAGTCGGTGATGTGGAAAATTTGTGCGCTCCACAGGTCTGCAATCTCCTCATCCGTCAGCGGCTTGCGATGTGCGTCATGGTATGTCTGGTCAAGCATTACTGTTCGCGCTAGTGCTTCGCACGTTGGGCATGGTGGCGGTGTTTTGTACAAGGCTTCCCATCTGTCAGGATGTTTATCCAAATCAGCAGGTCGATGCGGAACAGCAACACCTTCTATTTTTGTGTGCAACCACGCAACCGGCTTTTGCTGTGCTTCCAACTCTGCGATGCGCTTTGCCATACGCTGTTGTTCTTCCACCATGACAGCCATTGCGTCCCAATCAGGGTTGAATTCGTTTTGCTCTGGCTGTGGTGGGGTGGTGTAGAGAGGCACAAAGTCATCCCGTTGCTTAGGCTCAACGCGGCACAGGAATGGTGCTCGTCGTGCCAGTTGCAAGTGATTCGGTTGAATCCATACCGGCTCTTGCTCCGGCTGCGCCAGCCTCTCGCGCAGAGCGGCGATGGATTCCGTTGTGTTGCGTTTCGCCTGCTCCAGCGCAGACTCAGGCCAAACCCACTCGCCGTGATTTGCCCAGCCCTCTAGCGCCTCCAGCGCCTGCTGCATCAGTTCTCTGTCAGTCATGTGTTCTTCTCCTTGAGTTTGGCTTCAATGGCTCGTGCGTAGCTTCGCCTTGCATCCCAGACTTGTGTTTCGTGTGTCTTGTCAATCTCCTCATCCGTCAGCCCAACCCATTCCTTCTTCACTACCTCCACACCAGGGCCATCAACCCTGTCGTCGTAGCAAGCGCACCCGCGCTCGAAACATGCTTTATCTACAATCATCAGCTACTCCTAAGTGCGTACACCTTCACCATCTTCAGTGTCGGGTACTGGGTTACAAATCGTTTCCTTGCAGACTCCCTGTCTCTGCACTCGTAGTTCTCAGTTAGCCAATGACCGAACCGAGCACTCCATCCAGTCACCATGTATCTCGTCATGCCACTCATGCTTCCTCCCTAACATTGTTATACCTGTCAGCAAATACACTAACCACTTCACTCATCCCAGGCGCTACCATACGTGCAACCTCAACGAACTCCGGGGCCGCGATTAGTTTTTGTCTTAAGTATCTGTCTTTACAGATCACTGCGACCAGCTCGGCTACCTTCTCCAGTTCTTCGTTTGTCATTTCATCTCCTTCAAAGTTTTGCGCGACTGCAACATCGCACGTAGGATCACACCCTTGGTGTAATGATTGAGCACTGCATGGAATTGGTCATGGTTCAGGTCACCATCGTGCAGTGCATCCTCCATCTCTTTCATCGTTGCATTGAGTTCTTGTATCGCTTGCTCGTACGTCTTCTTTGCCATCTTGCATCTCCTTGAGTGTCCGCATCCAGTCGACACGGGTTAAAAACCATCTGAACAGCGGCTGTGAACAGTCTTGGCACAGCAACTCTGGGTTATCCCCTAACATTGTTAGTCCTTCTCGGCAGATTCCCGTCCCTCCAGATAACTGAAGTAACTGTCGAACCTGTATTTGCCATAACCGTTCCACCATGTCTCCGGGGCAGTCAGTCGGCCAAACGAACGCAGGTAGTCTTGGTCTTTGCTCTCCATCACCAATGACCACGCGCCGTTGTATGTGCCAAACTCCCATTTAACCCCCGGTACTCCGTTGTAAGCCTGCAACCTGCTTCGGTAGATCACCCGCAACTCGCCGTCTTGAGCGTCTCGTATAAGTGCGTACCAATAGCCTCGTTTACTCTTTGGTTTCCCTTCTGCCTCTAACATTGTTAGCCCCTCCCCCTGGTTAAGTCCAACACCCACACCTCGATCTCGTGGGCTTCCTCATGCTTGCCTATAAAACGCAAGGCGTTGGCAAGTTGCATCCCTGCTTGGTAAACCTTCTCCATCTCGTATCCAGTCATCTCCACACTCCCACGTCTAGGATTAACACGATCAGTGCCACTAGGAACACTACCCGGATTACTTTCTCCTCTGCCTCTAACATTGTTAGCCCTCCTTCCTCGGTGCGTCTTCGTAGTCAATCAGGTACTCGTTGCCGTAGCTGATAGAGGCATCCTCAACCCAGCCCGGGTCAATGTCGCCCATCTCCTCGGGTGTCCAGACAATCACGGCATACCCTTCGTTGCGCATCTCGCGCAGGATTTCTTTCCATTCCGCTTTCATAACATTACCCCCTCGGTTGCTTCTGGTTGGTGTTCTTGAGCGAGACAAAGGCAGTCTCGGTTGTTACGTATTGGTAGTTACCCTTGCCGTACTCTTGAATAATGCACCAGGATGATCTTGCTTCTTGAGCCAGCTGATCGCCGCAGTGTTTACAAACCCGATAGCCAAGTCGCCATCGCTCGATGTGCACATCGTCGCCGCAGGTCTCACATTCTTTCCAATCTAGATTGACCGCTAACGCTGTCGTTAGGGTATCCACGCAGCCTTCGCTGCTTTGGTTTTTCGGGGCTAACATTGTTAGGGCTCCTTTGCTTCGGGTTGGTAGTACTTACGCTTTACTTTCATGTTTTCTTATATTGTACCACAATTTAACCCCAAAGTCAAGTCTCATGGCTTGGGCAAAGGCAAGAGTAACAACCCCCGAACCCATCAAAGCCATGCGTCTGTCAGTGCTTGCATCGCTTCGTCCTTGTCTTCACTCTTGTGAGAGCGTGTGTATTCGTAGACGGCTCGTCGGTACAGAACAGCTAGCTGTACCTTCTCTCGTTTGGCCATGGCAACTGCGTCGGCTCGGATGTTTGGGTATCGCTTGGGGAAGATGAACGACACCATCACAGGTCGGGACGGGGCCATCGCATACGGAGGGAGCGCGGGGGGTTTCAGGATGGATGGGTTATCGAGCACCTCGGCAATCGCACGGACGCATACCTTGGAAACCGACATGCTTTTGTCTTTAGCGTAGCTTCTGAGTTGGCTGTTCAGTGCACCGGACATGATGAACGTGCCGACATTGGTCAGGCGCAGGGCTTTGGGATCGGCATGTGCGCTAGGTTTTGTATTGTTACGTTTCTCTGGGTCAGGTTGGGCAGCCTTGGTATTGTTACGTTTTATGATGTCTTGAATGATGCGGTCTAACATTGTTATGTTTCCTTTCGGTTGGATTGTTACAAAGTTACAGAATCAAGGGGCGATTTCAGAGAAACGTAACACGAAACATAACGCGCTTGGGTCAATGAAATCAACAACTTAGAGTCTATAATCTATATAATAACATAAATGTTAAAGGAAAAATGAAATATATAACCCGGGGGGAAAAAATTTTAGTGGTGCTGACTGCACTTGCTGACCTGCTCGCTCTCTGAATTTCCCGGTGAGTACTTTGCCAAAATCACGTAACTTTATGTCAGCTATTAGGATTCGGCCCGCAAACCCGCATGAATGCTAGAAACATATCGTTACGTAATGCGTTACGTTTCCACAAATTTCCTAACATTGTTAGGCCGAAGACGTAACAACCGCTTTCTGCTACCCCCGCGCAGGGAACTGGTCCACTTTTGTAACATTCGATTGTTACGTTTTTCCGAGCCCTTGCCACTACCCCCGCATAGGGAACTGGTGCAGAGCGCGGGCGCGTAAACGGAAACGTAACATTAAAGTGAGGGCAGACTAACATTGTTAGGGCAGACGCAAAAAAGCCCGGACTAGCCGGGCTTGGTGTTAAGTGAGCAGGGGTTAGGCTTTGCGGGTCTTTTCGACCGCTACCTTGTTGCGGGTCTTTTCGACCACTACCTTTACGTCATTAGCTATACACACTTCGACCCATTTCATGGCGTCCAGGTAACTATTAAAAATTTTGACGATTTCGCCAAAAATTGTATCGGGGCAAGTAACGATAATTTGCATAACATTCTCCAAGGGTTAGGGCTAACAATGTTAGGGGCGGGTTTCCCCGCCCCGCTCCGATTACTTGACCATGGTCAGGTCGACACCCAGGGCTTGCAGTGCCGAGGCGATATGCGTCTGAGCTTGCGACTGCTTGGCATCGAGGTTATTTTTGTCGGCCTCACGCTTGCAGGCCTTGAACAATGCGGACAAGTCTTCGACCAGTCGCAGGGACAGCGAGCGGATTTGCTTCGTCCCGGCCTTGTCGCCGTCACCTTCGCCGGATTCGCCGTCACCGCTAGCGGCCTCGGGTTCGCCTTCGACTAGCTTGCGGCCTTCGTTACGTACCCGTGTCCAGATGACCGAGGGGTTTTTATGCCCCGCTTCACGCAGGGTTTTGCGGAACTTATCGGCCTCGGCGAGAATACCCTTCGCGGCCTCGGCCTTGTCGCCGTACTCGTACATGTACCAATCGCTCGGGAAAAACCGGGTTAGGGTCTCCGCGTATTCCCGCACCGCGCCATATTGACGGGTGACGGTATCGGCCACTGCCGTACGGCAGGGTGCAAGTGCGGCCTCGGCCGCATCGGTGGTGGTGATTACTTGAGTGTTCATAACATCTAACCTCGCTTAGTTACTCTAACGAATCCCTAACAATGTTAGGGGGCTTGGTATGCAATCGATCTCTCGCTTGCATGGGTATATTATACCACAAAAAGAACCCTAATGCAAAGCGTGCGTAAACAATAATTCAATGCCCCCGGCACGGGGCTAACAATGTTAGTTCGGGTTACTTGGTCAACCCCACCCACCCAAAATGGCAGCAAGGGGAGGTAGGGCCCCCTCACACAGTGTGTTGCACACCCGATTCCCAATTTTGAGTTTTGGTTTTAGTTTGGCTTACTTTAGTATTACTATTAGGACTACATTTATTTTTACTTAAGACCCCCCTCCCCCCTTCGTTTTTCCCCCCAGGACTACATTTATTTCTACTTGGCAAACACCCCCCGTCAAGGGAACCGTAAACAAAAGTTGCACGGGGGTACATATTTCTGTTACATTTCGCCACATTCCCTTCTCAGTAAGGTGCTATCCACGATGATTCCTGTTGAGCCTACGGCAGAAGTGCCAATGCCTTTTGATCTGACCGATCAGGAGCCTGCTACGCATAAAGATGCGGTGGCCGTGGCAGTCAATACAGCGAATCTCATTGAACAGCTTGGTGGTGGCCTGGACTTCAGCAATGAAGACCTCTCCAAAGCGCAGAAACTCGTCACCGGCCAGGAAAAACCCAACAAACCCACCCATATCACTGCCCCTTCTGAGGCAGCAGCAGCCCATCAGATCATACGAAGGTATGACTTTGCTACGTTCCAAGACGCCATGCAGGCGCGGAACTTCATTACGAACAAACTCGTGAAGCTAGCCGACTGCGGAGACCCCAAGTTGGAGCTGAAAGCACTAGAGTTACTGGGCAAACACTCGGATATTGGCCTCTTTACCGACCGCAGCGAGATCACAATCCACCATACTTCGTCCTCGGCACTGGAGAATTCGATCAAAGAGCGCATCAAGCGCCTACTAAATTCCGATACCGTCGACGTGGTGACCGATTTGGTCGATGAATTAGACGTTCTCGACAAGAAAAAGCAGGAACAAGTAGAAGACGTGAAAGAAATTGCTGAGGACTCCCCAGAAAATGAGTGAAGAGAAGGACGTTTCGCTCAAAGACCTGCTGGTTTTGATAGAAGCCAAGAAGGCGGCGGGCGTTCCTCTGTCTGAGTCGGAGCTGCGGGCGATAGATATTGAGTTAACCCGTCTGGAGATGACCAAAGAACGGGAAACTTCGCAAGATAGGTTCATCACTTTCGTGGAAAAAGTGTGGCCGACCTTCATTTCGGGGGCACACCACAAGCGAATGGCTGCGGCATTTGAAAGGGTAGCAAATGGAGAGTGCAAACGTCTTATTATTAACATGCCTCCTCGCCACACTAAGTCAGAGTTTGCTAGTTATCTGCTACCTGCTTGGTTTTTGGGCAAATTCCCGCACAAGAAAGTGATCCAAACGTCCCACACTGCTGAATTGGCGGTGGGTTTCGGTCGTAAGGTCAGGAACTTGGTCGACTCCGAGGTCTATAAGAGCATATTCCCAAGTCTTTCCTTGTCAGCGGACTCAAAAGCGGCGGGACGGTGGAACACATCCAAGGGTGGCGACTATTTCGCTATCGGTGTGGGCGGTGCAGTGACGGGTAAGGGCGCCGACATCCTCATTATTGACGACCCGCACTCAGAACAAGAGGCTGCGATGGCAGCTTCAAACCCAGAGGTCTACGACAAGGTGTACGAGTGGTATACGTCAGGTCCGCGTCAGCGTCTACAGCCGGGTGGGTCCATCGTGATCGTGATGACTCGCTGGGCGCAGCGTGATTTGACTGGTCAAGTGTTGAAAGCGGACTCGCAACGAGGTGGCGAAGGGTGGGAAGTGATTGAGTTTCCCGCCATCTTGCCGAGTGGCAACCCGCTATGGCCGCAGTTCTGGAGTATCGAGGAGCTGGAGGCGCTGCGGGAGGAACTGCCCAATAGTAAGTGGCAGGCACAGTATCAGCAGAACCCGGTTGGCAATGAGTCAGCCATCGTCAAGAGAGATTGGTGGAAGTGGTGGGAGGAGGACGATCCGCCGCAGTGTGAGTTCATCCTTCAGTCTTGGGACACGGCGTTCGAGAAAACGCAGCGAGCCGACTACTCCGCAGGGACGACGTGGGGGGTGTTTATGAACCCCAAGGATGGTAATAGGCCGAATGTGATTCTCCTGAACACGTACAAGAAACGGGTCGAGTTCCCAGACTTGAAGAAAGACGTGATGGAGGAGTACCAAGCGTACGAGCCGGACACCATCATTATCGAGAAAAAGGCGTCTGGGGCGCCGCTGATCTACGAGCTGCGAGCGATGGGCATACCGGTGCAGGAGTTCACGCCTAGTAAGGGGCAGGACAAAATTGCCCGTTTGAACGCAGTCTCAGACATAATTGCCAGTGGCAAAGTATGGGTACCCCAGACACGCTGGGCTGAAGAGTTGGTAGATGAGATCGCGGCGTTCCCGTCAGGTGAGCACGATGACTTGGTGGACGCAACGACGTTGGCGCTCATGCGCTTTCGTCAGGGTGGGTTCCTTCGCCTTCCGGTGGACGAGCCTGAAGACATTAAGTGGTTCAAAGGATACCGCCGAGAGCGGTTCTACACGGTGTAAGGAAACATCATGGCAACAGGATACATGGGCAGTGGCGATATGGGTAAAGGGCTGTATGCAGCTCCTGAAGGACTTCCGGTTATGGAAGAAGGGCCCCCAATTGAGATTGAGATCGAGGACCCCGAGTCAGTGTCTATTGGCATTGGCGACATCGAGATTGATCTGGAGCCACGCAAGGAGACCGCCGAGGACTTTGATGCCAACTTGGCCGAGTACATGGACGACAAGGAGTTGGCGTCTCTGGTGACCGACTTGATTGGGGATTTTGACAAGGACATCAACGACCGCAAGGAGTGGATGCAGACCTACGTGGACGGGCTGAAGCTGCTGGGGCTGAAGTACGAAGAGAGGACTGAACCATGGCAAGGCGCATGTGGTGTGTTTCACCCGATGCTGACCGAGTCCGTTGTGCGCTTCCAGTCAGAGGCAATGACGGAGACGTTCCCAGCGATGGGGCCTGTGAAAACGCAGATTGTTGGCGCGATCGACAAGCTACGCGAAGAAGCCTCGCTGCGCGTCAAAGAAGACATGAACTTCCAACTCACCGAGGTGATGACGGAGTATCGCAGTGAGCATGAGCGACTGCTTTGGAGCCTGCCGATTACGGGCTCTGCGTTCAAGAAGGTCTACTACGACCCGAGCAAGGGCCGTCAGGTGGCAATGTTTATCCCCGCCGAAGACATCGTCGTGCCTTATGGTAGCTCAAATATTGAGGACTCGGAGCGTGTAACGCACGTCATGCGCAAAACCGAGCAAGAGGTTGTGCGACTGATGGAGGCTGGGTTCTACCGAGACGTGGACCTTGGCGAGCCGTCATATCAGTTAGACGACATCGAGAAGCAAAAGGCCGAGGAGATGGGCCTGACGGCCATCCAGGACGACCGCTATCGCATCCTTGAGATGCACGTGTTGTTGGACTTGCCTGGGTTTGAGCACAAGGATAAGAAGGGTAAAGAGACTGGGATCGCTCTGCCCTATGTGGTGACCATTGAGAAGGGCACAACCACTATTCTGGCCATTCGGAGGAATTGGTATGAAGACGACAAGCTACACATTAAGCGGCAGCACTTCGTCCACTACCAATACATCCCGGGCTTCGGCTTCTACGGCTATGGACTTATCCATCTTATTGGTGGTTATGCTAAGTCCGCTACTATGCTTATTCGGCAGCTTGTTGACGCTGGTACTCTTAGCAATCTCCCCGGAGGACTCAAAGCCCGAGGACTGCGGGTTAAAGGGGACGACACTCCTATTCAACCCGGAGAATTCCGAGATGTGGATGTACCGAGCGGTTCCATCCGAGACAATATCCTTCCTCTACCGTACAAAGAGCCCAGTCAGGTTCTCTACACCCTGTTCAATCAGATCGTAAGCGAAGGCCGTGCGTTTGCCTCTAGCGGCGATATGAAGGTGAGTGACATGAGCAGCCAAGCTCCTGTCGGAACCACACTGGCGATCCTTGAGCGTACTTTGAAGGTGATGACGGCTGTTCAGGCTCGCATCCACAATGCAATGCGTCAGGAGTTCAAACTTCTGAAAGTGATTATTGCTGATTACTGCCCGGAGGAGTACGACTACCAACCGGTTGACGGTAGCCGACGCGCTCGCAAGAGTGACTACGACTTGGTGGACGTGATCCCCGTGTCTGATCCCAACGCTGCTACCATGGCGCAGAAGATCGTGACGTATCAGGCCGTGCTTCAACTGGCTCAAAGCGCTCCGCAACTGTACGACTTGCCCCTGTTGCACCGTCAGATGATCGAGGTTTTGGGGGTCAAAAACGCTGCCAAGCTCGTGCCGATTGAGGATGACGCAACGCCGATTGACCCTATTCAAGAGAACCAGAATCTCTTAACGATGAAGCCTGTCAAGGCGTTCCTGGAGCAGAACCACCAGGCCCATATCCAGGTGCACATGTCTGCCATCCAGAATCCGCGTATTCAACAGATGATGCAGCAGAACCCGCAGGCTCAGGCTATTTTGGCCGCAGCTATGGCGCACATCAACGAGCACGTCGCGTTCCAGTATCGCATCGAGATTGAGCAGATGATGGGTATGCCCTTGCCCCCGATGGAGGACAAAAACTCCGACGAGAAGCAGCATATTCCTCGCGAGATCGCCGACCAGATTGCGATGCTCTCCGCACAGGCGTCTCAACAACTGCTCCAGCGCGACCAAGCTCAGGCCCAACAACAGCAGGCTCAGCAGCAGATGCAAGACCCGCTCATCCAAATGCAGATGCAGGAGCTTCAGCTGAAGCAGCAAGAGTTGCAACTCAAGGCTCAGAAGCAACAGGTCGAGGCGGCAGAGAAAGCCGACCGCATCCGTATTGAGGAGGAGCGCATCAACGCGCAGAAAGAAATCGCTGCCATGCAGGTGAGCGCTACCGCAGCCGCTGCAAAAGACAAACTCAATAAGCAGATGGAGGCTGAAGGGGTCCGCATGGGCCTTGACGCAGCCAAACACCGGGCGCAGATGCGCCAACAGCACTCTGCCAGCCAGCAGAGACAACAACCCAAGAAGGAGAATAGATGAGCATTGACACCCGTGCGCTAGCGCACGTGCAAAAGGAAATTGATAAATTGCGGCAAGAGCAAGTTGCTTTCCTCGCTGCCAGCCGTGCTGATACCTACGATGAGTACAAAAAAATCTGCGGAGTGATCCGAGGTCTAAGCCTTGCAGATTCCATCATCAATGACCTCGTGCAAAGACTGGAGCACTCGGATGAGTGAGTTTGATGTTACCGCTGTAGACCTTTCTGGCGTTCTGAATAAGTCCGCCGAGGAGAAAGCGAAGCAGCTGCCTGATCCTGCTGGTTTTATGCTACTAACTGTGGTCCCCGAGGCTATGGAAGAGTACGCTGACAGTGATGTTGGGATTGTTAAATCGGGTAAGGAAATCTGGAAAGAAGAGATGCTGACCCCGGTGTTGTTTGTGGTCAAGATGGGCCCCGAAGCCTATCAAGACAAGACGCGGTTCCCTAGCGGGCCCCGTTGCAAAATCGGTGACTTTGTCATCGTTCGCCCCAATTCAGGTACCCGCCTGAAGATTCATGGCCGTGAGTTCCGCATCATCAACGATGATTCGGTCGAAGGCACTGTGCAAGACCCGCGTGGAATTACCCGCGCTGCTTAAGGAGTAAATCATGCCATTACCCAAGTTCAGGGGGGAAGATTATGAGTTCCCCGACGAAAAAGAAGAGAAGGCCAAAGCAAAGGCCGAAGACAATCTTGACATCGAGATTGAAGACGATACCCCGGAAGAAGACCGTGGCCGCAAGCCTCTGAAGGAGCCTATTGAGGACCCCACAGAAGACGAACTTGCCAGCTACGACGAGAAAGTCCAAAGCCGGATCAAGAAATTCACTCGTGGTTATCACGACGAGCGCCGCGCAAAAGAAGCAGCCGAGCGGGAGCGCATCGCCGCTGAAAACTACGCCAAGCAGATTTTGGAAGAGAACAAACGCCTCCAGCAGCAGCTTGCTAATGGTAGTCAGGCGTACATTGAGACCTCCAAAACCGCCGCTGAAGCCGAGCTAAACACCGCCAAGTCCTTGTACAAGAAGGCGTACGAGGAGGGAGACCCCGACGCGCTGGCTGAAGCCCAGGCCAATATTGCCCGGGCAACCCTGAAATTGGACAAAGCTCAGGGTATGAGGCCTATTGAGGTGGAAGAGAGGGAGTGGAATCCCCCCGCCCAGCAGGCTCAACAACAGCAGCCAATGTCCCGCCGCACCAAAGAATGGGTAGATAACAACTCAGATTGGTTCGGAAAAGACGACGAAATGACTATGGCAGCTATGGGGCTTGACAAAAAGTTGCAAGCCAAGTATGGTGCCGACTATGTTGGTACATCTGAATACTTTCAGACTATCGACAAGACAATGCGAAAACGATTTCCTGAGTATTTTGAAGATGCTCAGAGCGATGAGGATGACGAGCCGCCTCGCCAAAAAAGAGCTGAACCGGCTGATGAGGAAGAACCTCCACGCCGTGCCTCAAAACCCGCTACTGTGGTTGCTCCGGCATCCCGTAGCACCCCGCCTAGTCGTGTTCGACTGAAGGCATCCGAAGCTGCGATAGCCCGCAGGCTTGGGGTCCCTTTGGAAGAATATGCGAGACAGGTTGCAGCACTTAGTAAAGGTTAAAAATGGAACAAAATACGCAAACACAAACGCAGGATCGTCAGAATCGCTTGACTCGTGAACTCGATTCGCGGGAAACTATTCGTCGTCCTACGTCATGGAAGGCCCCCGAGGTTTTGCCATCTCCGGATAAACGTCCGGGTTGGGCACACCGCTGGGTGCGTATTAGCATTCTTGGCAATGCTGATCCATCTAATATCTCTTCTAAGTTCCGCGAAGGATACGAACCCTGCAAAGCAGAAGACTATCCCGAGCTTATGATGCACGCCGCCACTGAAGGTCGTTTCAAGGGAAACATCGAAGTGGGTGGTTTGTTGCTCTGCCGTATCCCTGATGAGTTTATGGAGCAGCGCTCGCAGCATTACGAGCGTCAAAACCGGGCTCAGGTGGAATCGGTGGACAACAATTTCCTTCGTCAAAGTGACGCACGGATGCCTCTCTTCGCGGAGAAATCATCCAAAGTCACCTTTGGTTCTGGTTCATAAATTTTGGAGTCCTAAATGGCATATCCTACCGTTGACGCCCCTTACGGGCTGAAGCCGATCAATCTGATCGGTGGGCAGGTGTTCGCCGGAGCTACTCGTCAACTCGTCATCGCAAATACCACTGGTACCGGCTACGGCACCAGCATTTTCTATGGCGACGCTGTCAAGCTGGTTTCTGGTGGCACTATCGAAAAAGACGCTGGCACGACCACTGCCACCCCCGTGGGTGTGTTTTTGGGTTGTCAGTACACGAGCGCCACTACTGGCCAACTGACTTTCTCGCAGTATTATCCTGCAAGTTTGGCGGTTAAGAGTGGCTCCATCATCAGCGCTTTCGTTGCTGATGATCCCGACCAGCTGTTCAAAGCTGTTCTGGTGGCTGGCACTACCGCCGACGATACGGCCTCTGGTTTGCTCCCCGCTTTCCTAGGCCGTACCGTGATTGGGTCTAACGCCCAGTTGGTGCAAAATGCGGGCTCGACCGTGACTGGCGACTCTAAGGTTGGTGTTTACACCGCCGCTGGCGCTACCACGACCGCAACTCTCCCGTTCCGCATCATTGATGTGGTCCCCGATACTGCCAACTCGTCTGGCAACTTCTGCGAAGTTATTGTTAAGTGGAATGCACCTAACGTGACTGGTCAGACCGTTGCTAACGGCCATCAGTATCTCAACCCGACTGGCGTCTGATAAGGAGCTAAATCATGGCAATTTCACGCGCACAACTGCTGAAAGAGCTGCTCCCTGGTCTGAACGCCTTGTTCGGTCTGGAGTATGCTCGTTACGGTGAAGAACACAAAGAAATCTACGAAACTGAGACTTCTGAGCGTTCCTTTGAAGAAGAAACCAAGCTGTCTGGCTTCTCCGCCGCTCCGGTGAAGAACGAAGGCGCTGCCATTGCTTATGACAATGCGCAGGAAGCATGGACCACCCGCTATACGCACGAAACCATCGCTCTGGGTTTCTCGATCACCGAGGAAGCCATCGAAGATAACCTGTACGACAGCTTGTCTGCTCGCTACACGAAGTCGCTGGCTCGCGCTATGGCTTACACCAAGCAGGTTAAGGCTGCTGCGGTTCTGAACAACGGCTTCAGCTCTAGCTACCCCGGTGGCGACGGTCAAGCTCTGTTCTCTACTGCTCACCCCCTGGTGTCCGGTGGTACCAACAGCAACACGCCCTCTACCCAAGTTGACCTGAACGAGACTTCCCTGGAAGCCGCCGTTATTCAGATCGCCGCTTGGACGGATGAACGTGGTCTGCTGATCGCTGCCAAGCCCAAGAAGATGATTGTTCCCCCGGCACTGATGTTCGTCGCCGACCGTCTGCTCGAAACCGAGCTGCGCGTTGGTACCAACGACAACGACATCAACGCCATCAAGAACATGGGCGCTGTGCCGGAAGGTTACACCGTCAACCACTTCTTGACCGACACCAACGCTTGGTTCCTGACGACTGACGTGCCCAACGGTATGAAGCATTTCGTCCGCACCCCGCTGCAAAACAGCATGGACGGCGATTTCGATACCGGTAACGTCCGTTACAAGGCCCGCGAGCGTTATTCGTTTGGCTGGTCTGACCCCCTCGGAATGTGGGGCTCTTCGGGTTCGTCCTGATGAGATGAGAAAAGGGGCCTTGTGCCCCTTTTCTTTTTGGGGTATATTGCGTTAAACCGGAGTTCCCGGTCCGTCAAACTGATCCGGCAGATGCGTACACAATTGACGGGCTGATCTTTGTACGAAGGACAATTCAAATGGCTCTCTCTACCACCCAAAGCATTTGGCGTTCGGGCGGCGGCGATCAGACGCGCACCGCTTACTGTGGCTCTGGCGTTATGGCCGCGCAGTTCTATATTGCTGACGCCTCTGTTGCTACTGCTACTAACGTCACCGTCTCTAGTGGCGGTCCCGCACTGATTCTTCCCGCTGGCGCAGTTGTTCTGTCCGTGGCTATCAATGACGCAGGTGCTGGCTCTGTTGACCTGGGCACCCGTGGTTACACCAGCGGTACCGTGACTGGCGCAGCCATCGCTAACAACTTGTCCGTGGCTTCGGCTGGTGTGGTTACTAGCGGCTTGACTCTGACCGCTATTAGCGCAATGAGCTACGTGACTGTGACGATCGACACCTCTGGCTCCGGCACCGTTGGTGGCTACATCACCTACTTCGTGGTCGATCCCCAGGCTGGTCAGCAAAACGACTGATAGGAGCCCGCCATGGGTATGCAAACAGACGTACTTAGTGCGACTCGTACAACTGACGGTACGTTAGTTGCTGGGCCTGCACGTATCAAAGGCATCCTCCTGACGACCACCTCCGTAGCCGGTTCAATCGTGCTAAAGGATGGTGGCGCTTCGGGCACCGCCCGTATTACGCTCAATACACCTGCTGTTGCTGAGATGTTCAACGCTTTGCTCCCCGGAGAAGGCGTGCGTTTCAACACGGATGTGTATTTAGATACCACTGACGTGGCGTCTGTGACGGTGTTCTATGGCTAAGTCGCCCGCATGGCAACGCAAGGAAGGCAAATCGGAATCTGGCGGCTTGAACGCCAAGGGCCGTGCCTCCTACAACCGGGCCAATCCCGGGAAACCGGGGTTGAAAGCGCCGCAACCCGAGGGCGGTCCACGCCGAGACTCTTTTTGCGCTCGAATGAAGGGCATGAAAGCCAAACTGACCTCTGCCGAGACAGCGAAAGACCCAAACTCGCGGATCAATAAAAGCCTGCGTGCGTGGAACTGCGCTGATGGCGGGTACGTCGCAGCTGCTGATGGCTGCGTAACCCGAGGGAAGACTAAAGGTCGAATGGTGTGACATGGAGATGATGCTGTGGAACGTCTTGCTGACTACATTCATCGGGTTACTCAGTTGGAATCTGAGGGAAAAGTCAGCCGAGTTAAGTCGAATCACGATCCTGTTGAACAGGACGCGGGAAGAGATCGCTCGGGACAATGTGACACAGGCGGAGATCGACAAGATCGTCGCACATATCGACAGTCGGTTCGACAAGCTGAACGACAAGATTGACCTCTTCATTCGGGAGCAACGAAGTGCCCTCAACTAGTAAGAAACAGCACAACATGATGGCGATGGTTGCAAACGAC